TTTTTGCGGCGTGGGCATCCTAGACGCCGACTTCGACAAGGATGCGCCAACACGCGGGCCCATTCCCTCGAATAATTGCGTTGCCACCGCCTGATTTGCGTCAGAGGTGTATGGATCGCCGTAAAGGCGTGAAAACTCGTCAAGAGCGCGCGCAATCGTGGCGTCGGAATACATAAACCCCTCTGGCCCGTCTTCGCGCATGGCGAAAGCGTTTTTATCGTCGCCAGTTAGCTCTGCGTATTGCGTTCTAAGCTCCATCGTATTCATCTTAACACTTCCACCTTCTGCGTGCTGCCTTGCCGCGTTCACCCGTCCAGCCCCGTGATCGGGCGCAGAACGACTTTTTACGCGCTTTCTCTGATTTCGTTTTGGGGCTCGGCGCGGGGGCTTTTAACTTGCTGCCGGTCGCCTTGTTATACTTCGCGCGCCCCTTGGCGGTTAAACCGCCGCCACGCTTCACCGAAAGCTTCTCGCCGCGCCCAACAGATAGGCTTGGGCCTGATTTGCGTTTCGTCGCCATTACTTTTTCTTCGCAGGCTTCTTCGCGGTCTTCGCGGCCTTCTTAAACGCTTTAGCGGTAGGCGCGCCCTTGCTGCCAGCTTTGCGCATCTTTTCCTTTGAACCCGCCGCGATGCGCTTACGCTTCGCGTGGATGTTCGCATATAAACCCGTCTTAGCCATCTACGCTCCTTCGCCCCACTGGACGCATTGATAATCCATCGCGCGGTACGCAGGAAACGTCTGCCGCGCGTATTCCAGCCCGCTCGGTATGGACTGTATGCACTGGCTCTCGCTCTGCATCACGGGGCTGCCAAACGCAAAGCAGTTACCCTCGACGCTGCAAAGCAGGAGCAGCGCCGTCCACATCACTTCTTGCGCGCGGGCATCTTCCGCTTCGTCGTTGTGCCATACTGCTTCTTCTTTTTCATCGCAGCGGCTGCAGCCTTTTTGCCTGCGGCTGTGTACGGGAACTTTTTACCACCTACATTTGGCATCACAATCTCCATAATATCTTGCGATATAATAACATTAAAACGCCAAAAAGAAACCCCGCGCGCTGGGAGGGGCGCAACGGGGTCAAGTTGTGCGGGTACAGGGAGGAAAACCCGCGATGAGGTACAGACGTGGACATGAAACCACTCTGAGCAAGGCCAAGGTAAACTTTTTTCAGAGAAAATGCAAACCCGTCCCTAAACGACCCCGCGTATGCCCCTGCGAAGGGGCGCGCCCCACCCGCCAACCTTGGAACCGAAATGCATCGCCGTGTGGTCTGTCGCCAATGACAGGCACACGGCGTCGGCGCGATCTGGCGAGGCAACGCGCCGCTTCTTCATGCTGTCCTTGCTCTCGACCTGCATCTTGCCGCTTGACGTGAAGTGATATCGCGGCGCTGCCAGCTCAGCATATAACGCGTCGTCACGCGGCAGCTTAACATCCATACCCTCCAGCCACGCCTTCGCCTTGAACCACAGCTCCGCGCGCAGGTTCACATATGTCTGATTGGCGGCGGCGCGCTCCGACACGTTCAACCCGCGCGCCGGCAGCCCCACCTCACGCAGCCGGTCCAGCACGCCTGCGCCGAACCCGTTGCTATCCACGATGATCTCCTGCGGGCGCTTATCCGCCGGCAGCGCGTCATACTCCGCCTTCACGGCACCAGTAAGCTGCATCAAATCGAGATTGCGCCACACGCTGAGCGGATGCACGACGGGCCCCTGCCGCTTAGCCAAGACAGACGCATCCCCGCCCTGACGCGCGACGTCCAGACCCCATATGCTCGCCGTGTTCTCATGCACACGCACGTCGCTGGCCATGGCAGCCTCGATCAGCGAGACGGGTATCACCGTGTCCTCCTCGGACGGCGGGAAATTGCCAAGCACGCGCACATGATAAGCGGGGCTATCGGGCCCGTAGCGGCGCTGCATATCCGCCACGAAGTCCTCGCTGACGCGCGGGCTGTCCACGCAGGAAACATGCATCGTGTGCCAGTCGTCGCGCAGCCGGTTGTGCGTCTCGTAGAAGAACCCCGTGTTACGCGTGGGGTTGCCCGTCAGCACCGTCGTCGCGGTGTGACCAGACATCGACCCACTGGCAGCCTCAAACACCGCCTCGGGTATCCCGCTGGCCTCGTCAGCAAGCAGCAGCACCGAGGGGCTGTGAACGCCGGCCAGCGCCTCGGGCTGCTCCGCCCGTGACGTCCTGCACGAAATAAACGTGCTCTCGGGGTGGCTCTTCAGCTCAATCCGATCAGACTTCACCTCCAGCAGGCTGTCAAACGGCGGCTTCAGCTTCTTGGCCAATGCCTTCATCTCAGCGAACAGCGCATCAAACAGCTGCGCGCTGGTGGGCGCCGTGACAACCGTCTTGCTCGGCACGCGCATCAACACATGCCACAGGGCAGCCATGGCGACGCCGGTACTTTTGCCGACGCCGTGGCCGCTGCGCACGCTTACACGGCGTATGGCAGGCGCGGAGACGGCGTCCAGCAGCTCAACCTGCCACTCGTCGGGCTCGATGCCAATGACCTCCTCAGCAAAGCGGACGGGGTCGTCACGATAGCGGCGCATGAGCGCCAGAAACGGGTTATCTTGGGGTGCGGGGGTGCTGGTCATTTTTTCGCGTGGCTCCTATTTTTCGGGAAACGTGAAGGGGTGGGGGGTATGGCGGGTATGCGTGGGGGGGTCATTGCAATTGCACCCCGCCGCGCCAAAAGAGGGGGGGGTCAAACCTGACCATCTGGTCAGAATATGGCCCCGAAAACGGCTGGAATCGCATAATCGTTATTATGTTAAATAAAATATGTAGCAATATCAGCACGTTAGCGCTTTACAACTATTTAAAGTTGTATCGTTGTGCATATTGCTGCGCTGCGGAGCGTCAATATTTGACCATTTGGTCAAAAATGTGTAACCGCGCGCGCCTATGCGCTTCCCTCTCTCGATGTGCAAAATCGCCATCATTCGCCATCCTCTTCCACGATCTCAGCGTCCTCGATATCGTCCACGTCGCCAAGCAACTGCGCTGCCTGCGCGTGCAAGTCGTTCACGCTGATGTTGATCGCGATATCCTTCTGCCGCACGTCGTATTGCTGGTTCAGCTTCGACGCGATCCACTTATCGGTATCCACCTGCAAGCGTGACACGTTCACCGTCGCGGGATCAGCGTTCTGCGCCGTATCCACCGCGCGTGACGCGAAGAAATGCCCAGCGGCCTCCTGAGCCGCTCTGTAGCGCTCCTTGCGCCCACGCTCAGCGTCGAGCCACTTGTTCCACAGCTTCCACCCCACATTGAACTCGCCAATGATCTTGCTCACGGTTTCACCGCGTGACATCCGGTCGAATATCTCGTCCTCGCCGACCGCGTTGATCGCCGCGATCTTCGCCTTCCCGATTTCACCCATCGCCAGCCTCCAGTTCACCCGCTATCGCAGCGTAACCGCACACGTCCACCCAATTGTCCGAGTGATCGCTTGAGCGCGACCGCGATACCTTCAGCAACACCATCATCGCCGCCACGTCCACCTCGGTCACAGGCACGCCGAGATAGCTTGACCACATGCCAGCGATGGTCGCGTGCGACGCCTTTGCGGATCCATACGTCCGCTGCCTGTCGCCCGTGATCAAATCACCCGCCGTGCGTAAAATATCTTCCCTCGTTACCATGGTATGTCATCCTCAATGTTATTGTTGCCATCTCCATCCACCACACGCGTCACCTTCGCGTTGGGAAACGTCTCAAACGCCTTCTGCAAAAACGCCTCGCTGAAATGCTGCTTCAGTATACACGCCGCATCCTCAAACGAGTAGACCACCCACTGCGGATACCGCTTGCGCAGCTCAGCGCATCCCTGCCTCGCGAAGCACACGATCTTCCCGCCATCCACTTCCACGCACCACGCGTGCGGCGACAGCGGCTTATGCCCCGCGCCCTCCGCTTCCGCCTCCATGCGCTTCCAACCCGCCATGAGCTGCGTGGCGATCTTATTCGTCCTAACAACGTCACGCTCCACGATGGCCTCCTTCAGCGCCTCGTAGGCCGCCTCGAACTTGCCTGCCAGATCCGGCGTGACCAGCGACGGCAACGTATCACCCCACCGCTCCGTCATTTCCCTCGCCACCCGATCCAGCGGCTCCAGCTGACCCCAGACTGCCGCCGGTATAGGCTCCGTCCTTTCGCCAACCGTAAACTTCCCCTTCGCCGCTATCTGCTTTGCCGTAGGGCGACGCCCCTTCTGATTAGCCATGCAAGTATCCCTCCCTTCCACAGTCCGTTTTCCACCACCACAGTCCACCACCACAGT